AGCACAAGTAGTGAAGCATTTAGTAGTGCTACACTGAAGAAGTTTAGAGGAAACAATAAGTATGTACGTGTTCATCATAGAGATCACGGATTTGAAGAAGATGGTAAGTCTTACGTATTCTTCAAAGGTGTAGGATCTACAGGTGGTGTAGCAGCATCTACAATTAACACTAACTTGTTCCAAGTAGAAAATGTTGGTGTGGATAGTTTTAACTTCGTATCACCTACAGAAGCAAGTTCTAATGATATTGCTGGTGGTAGTGCTGGTTTGATTTCTACTAACAGAAAGTTTGAGAAATTATATGCTGATATTGGATATCTTTCATTCAAACAAACTAAGATTGATTCTTCTGTTAAAACAACAAATATCATTCCAATCGATAACGGTCCTGTGAACTATGTTTCATATTCACAAACTGGATATGAGAAAACTTTCATTAAGCAAGAGCATTACTTTATCAATCAAAAAGTAATTGCATCCCGTGTTAATGAACTCTATAACGGTGTAGATAATTCTCTGGTTTATAAATTGGATCTAACTTCAGAATCATCTAATCTTTCTCCTGTTATTGATCTAAGAACAAGTTCTGTTAAGACTATTAGTAATAGAATTGAATCTGCTAAGGGAACTGAGAAGAGATATGGTAGACAAAACCAACTCTTAGAATTCTACAAGATCTATCAGTTTGCTATCACTGGTAACAGTGGTACTGATATTACTGTAGGTCAGACAGTTGATTCCACTACAAATACCAACACTTCTGAAGTTGCTGGTCTAAAAGGTGGTAGTGGTAAGGTTCTAGCATGGGATACATCAACTAATACAATGACTGTACAGTTGAGAAACAATGGTCAATTTAAAGCATCTGAAGCATTAACTTTCTCCACTCAAACTTCATTGACTGGTGTTACGGTTACAAATTCTGGTGCTACTGAAGTCAAACCAAACTTCAGCATCACTACAACATTGAATGCATATAATCTATCACAAAGTTCTTCCGTTGCTGACGATGAATTATACCTTGATAAGATTAGCGGCAAAATTGTTGATTGGGATGCACAATCACAAGTTCTAACGGTATTCAATGATAAGGAAGCAATTAATAGCGACTTTACATCTGCCGTGACTGCTGGTTCTGCATTTACTAGAAATACTCAACCTACTAATCAAGTACCTGATATTTTCCGTGTTGGAGATGCTGTTCAGTATGTAAACCAACCAGCAAATACAAATGACTGGTGGATTGTTAGAAAGGTTGGATATACTTCTGGTGTTGAATTTGTTCCTGAGAACAGATCCAAAAATACATCTGGTGTTGCTAAGTACGTAACTAAAGAAATTTCTTTAGAGAATCCAGGAACAACTATTGATGTTAAACTAACAGCAAATATCAGAGAAATTTCTAATATCAAAGTTCTTTATAAGATTAAAGAATCTTCTAGTGAACAAAACTTTGATGATATTGAATGGGCATTCTTCAATGAAACTGGTATTCCAGATATTAACATTGAAGCATCTGCAGAAAACGAGATCTCTGGTCTGTTTGAAAAACAAGATTCTTACCAAGAACTACCATTCAGTGTAAGTAATCTACCAGAATTTACATCATTCGCAGTGAAAATTATTATGGAGTCTGATAATCCAGCATATGTACCTAAGGTACAAGACCTAAGAGCAGTAGCATCGTTCTAATGTATAAGGTAGAAGGAGAGGACGGACTGTTTAGAGATCCGTCCACTGGTGCTATCATCAATAAGGATACCAAAACATTTGAGCAAGTGAGAGCGGCAAGACTGAGGCAATCATTACAAGATAATGAGCTTCAGAAGTTGAAGGATGAGATATCCGAACTAAAGTCGATGCTTCATGCTATAATAAATAGGTCAGACAATTCATGAATTATTATGTCCTGCACCGATACATCAAAACTGCGCGGCGAATTTGAAGCGCAACTGAAAGACGCTGATGCGAAGATCGCAAAGGTAAAAGAAGAACTGGTACGACTTAATGAGTACCGCACCAAACTGCAAGGTGGTCTAGAAACTCTTGGACTTCTGGATGAGCAAAACAAAGATCACGAACACCCAGCAGAAGAAGCTGCTCCAGAAGCAGTAGCTGCTGAGTGAGTTGGTACGAAGGGCACAGTCATAAAGCATCATGGACAGATGTAGAAGGCAACTGGATGATCTCTAATGATTGGTGCCCTTCTTTCATTAAGATCGAAGATTTATTAGATCTATGTAATGAGAGTAATCTCAAAACTATTGATCTAAAAGACATTGCTTGGAAAGGAAAACACCTCCACCCATGGAAAACAGGAGACAATTGTTACTGTTGTGGAAGTATTCTTTATCATAAATGTGATCCTAGTTACCCTGGTATAGTTGCATATAACGCTCCCAATCCATATGATAATAAGTATCGTATGTTAGATGGGAGACATAGAATCATGAAACTTCTAGATCAAGGTCACACAAAAGGTTCGTACTATGTTTTAGATTGGAATTTAGTCAAACCCCTTGCTATTAAAGGAGATGCTAGGTTGCATTTCTTGCAAGCAGAACTAGATAAAATTAAAGAAGAACGTAAACAATATCCCCCTCGCTAAATAGTGAGGGGTTTTCTTTTAGTCTGATGGCGGCAATACCAATTAATTTGATTTGTGAGAAGGGTACAGATTTCTCCGCGACGTTCAACATTCAGAACGAAGCAAATACTACCCCACTCAATCTCACTGGATATACCGCTGTTGCCAAGTTAAGAAGAAGCTATTCGTCATCTACTGCAACTGACTTTGTTGTTGGTTATCCAGATAGATACAATGGTGCTTTATCAATTTCGCTAGCAAACGCAACAACAGCAGCACTAGAAGCCCGAAGATATGTCTATGATATTCTCCTGACTGCTCCATCTGGAACTAAGTCAAGAGTCATTGAAGGTATAATCGAAGTAACACCAGGAGTATCCTGATGCCTACGTATAACGTTAGTGTACAGAATTCCAATTACAATGTAATTGCTCCAGCGCAGAAAAAGTATGCGGTTGGAGTTACTTATGATATACCTGCAAAATATCTCCAGAATAATAATATTGTTCTGGACGACTTCACCAGTCAGTTCAACAATTCTCAAACTGTATTTAATTTAACAAATAACAACGAGGCATACGTTCCAACTGACTCTAGTCAAATCATTGTTTCTGTAAATGGCGCAGTTCAACACCCAGGTGTTGACTACTCAGTCAGCAATAGTCAGATTGCTTTTACTACCCCTCCTTCTGTAGGAGATAAAGTTTTCATTGTTGCTCTAGCAACAACTGCAGATCTAACTAGAACAATCAATTTTGTTCATAGTAGCGGATCTCAGGATATGACTGCTGGTATCAAAGGTGAACTAACCTTAGATGTTACAGGACAAATTGATACCTGGACTATCGTTGGTGATGTAAATGGATTTCTTAGAGTAGACATCGAGAAATGCAGTTATAATGACTATCCTAATGGATTTTCTTCAATCGTTAGCACGGATTATCCGACTATCGCCCAAGGAACCATGAAAGGAAACAACGATAACCTAACCGTATGGGATAAAACTTTGGTCGCGGGAGATATCCTCAGATTCAAAGTACAAGGCGTAACCAGCATCAGAAGATTCATGCTTGGTTTGAAAGTCTTGTTATGATAAATAATTTACGGTTGAAAGATTTATAAATAAACGTAAGCAAGCACACAACAATTTTGGAGTTAAGTTAAATGGCACTGCTAGTACCTAATATTGGCGAACTTGAGTCGCTTCGTTATCTAATCAATAACAACAATCATGTTCTAGATCGTGAGGACAATGCTCCTAGAGATCTAATCCTTAAGCTGTACAGCAGCGACACTACCCCTGCTGAAGGTGACGTACCTTCCACCACAGCATACTATGAACCATATGCCAATGGTAACACCAACACATACGGTACTGCTGGTACTACTGGCTATCCTCTAGCTATCAACAATAGAACAGAGGCTCGCTACGACTACACAGATCAGTATGGTATTCTCCTAAATGGTGCTCAATGGAAAATCAACCAAGACTCCTCTGCGAACGTTGTAACTACTGCTACTTATCCTGAGCAGACGTTTACTTTCTCTGGTGCTGCTGGTAACATCTACGGTTACTACATTGTAAGAGCAAACAACATGCCTGTTGCAATTCATGGCGTTGTTGATGCTGCTTCTGGTGCTGCTGCTGCAACTATCAACAAAGGTAGTTCTGGTTCTCCATGTATTGGTGTTATCGGACAAGATTACATCACCCTGCCTAACACTGCTAGCATCATGGACAATGTTACTCTTGGTATGCAAGTCAGTGCAGCGACAACTGCAGCAATTGCAGCGTCTGGTGTGTTTGTTGGTGGTATCGACCGCGCAGCTCGCAGAATCTACCTTGTCGATGCAAGCAACGTAGCAGTTCTTCTAACTGATAACATTCAGGCAGCAACCGATCCTACGATCAACCTGGATTACACCACAGTTACTACATCCTCTGCACACGGTCTACAGAAAGGCGACGTTATCTACATCGCTCGTGGTTCTTCCAACACCACAACCACAGAGAACACCTACACAATCTTCGATGTTCCTTCGGGCACAACATTCGAGACCACACCTGCGCTTAACGGCACTGGTAACCTGACTCTTTATAGCAGCATCATGTTCGCTGAAAGATTCACCAATGGTCCATACCCAATTCAGAACAACGGTGACCAAATCAAAGTTACCTTGAACATCAGCCTCGACTGATATTTGACTCTACTTTATATCATAAATCATTTGGGGGACTTCTTTATAGTCCCCCTATTTTTTTGATACTGTATGGCGAACTACGTATACGCTGATACGAATACTGATTTAACCCTAACGTTTGAAACAGAATCGTTTGGGGGAAATTTGATCAGCTATAGTGGTGCCAGTTCTGGGGAAGACTATGGAAGTCTCGATGGAACACCAACAAATACTCTAGCAGCAACTCCTCTATTAGCAGAAAGCAGCGTAGACGGCGATAGAGGAGAGATTGTTAATCAAGATATTTCACCGATGGGCGCTATAGCGTCTATGTCCTCCACAACGAACGAAGCGTTCGCTAGGACAACTTATATCGGATCTGGTAGCATCGGCGCATATGGTGCCTCTGCGCCATCACTCAAGCGCATCTGGGTTGGTTCAGGAACCCTGTTCGAGATGGGCGGCGGCATGGAGCGCAGTTCCGCGTTCTGGGTGGGTTCTGGTGGACTTACCGTTGCTGGTACTAAGGAGGAGAGAGTTGCTGGTCATTACAGCGATACTCTGTTCGTCCCATTCAATTCAGAGGACTTTGGAGCAGGATTTGCTACAACGTCCTCTTTTGATGTATATGGAATTATTACTGATCCCCTAGATGCGGGAATAGATGATTATGGATTCACCTATAACACAACTGATGTAAGAGGTGCATCTGGTATTCTACCATTAACAAATGGTCCAAATGCACAGGGTAACACCTATGCTCAGTCTAGAAAATATATTGCTAGTGGATCTCTATTCAGTGCTAGTGGAGTTGTTGAGGCAACTGTAGCACAACCAGTAGAAGATACAGCACTATTCGCTACATCTGGATCTAGTGTATTCAGAATCACTAATGATTGGGTTGGATCTGGTAATATCGCTCTAGCAGGTGCTGGTGTCGATAAGTTTATCGTAGACTACAGCATCGATTCCGATCTACTACTATCTGATGCTGACTACGGAACGTTAGAACCTCGACACGAAGGTTATCTACAGAATCTTAAATTTATTCTGGGCAATGCTCCATACTTCCAGACCCCAGATAACGGAGAAATTACAGAACCTCTCAGCGAGGGAGAGGACGACTACGGTTCTATTGTATTCGGACAAAGACGCAGAACAGTTCATGATGTTGAGACAGTTGAATCTGCTAGTGGTAAGTTTACCCTAGGTGAACGTAAAGAAACTGGTCTACGCTATCAGACTAGAACACTTGCTACTGGAGTTCCTGATCTACCTATCAACAGATATGAGTGGGTTGGATCTGGAACCATGGTTGGATTCCGTGGTGAAGTGTTTGATGTACACAAACCAATATTCGGACAAGCAGGTTCTGGTTCTCTATTTGCACTTGGTGGAGCAGCAGAAAGCAAGACTGTCGATCTACCAGAATCTACAGGACTTTACCAGTTCCAAGGACACGTCTTCCCTGAAACCAAGTTGGCTCATTGGACAGGATCTGGATCTCTATTTGGATTTGGTGGTCTTGTCGAAGCGGCAACATTCCACTACAATATTTCTTCCACTCTACCATACTCTACAGAGGATTATGGTGCAGGGTTTACTACAACATCAACCGAAGACATCGGTCTTATCACCGAGATACAATCAGGTGGTGAAGAGAACTGGTACTACATCAATCATCTTGGACCAGCAACTCCATTCGGACCAGCAACCTTCTCTAATGGTCCTGATGCACAAGGTAACACATATGCTCGTGTTAGACCTTTCATTGCATCTGGTTCACTATTCTCTGCTAGCGGTGCTGCAGAAGCAGTCAGTTCTAATCCACCAGAAACTACTGCTCTAGTATCCTTCTCTGGTTCTGGTGTTGAGAAGTCTATCTTCCGCGAAGTATTCTCTGGATCTCTATTCAGTGTCGGTGGTGGTGTCGAGAAAGTCACCTTTGACTATAATCTATCTTCCATCAATCTCTTCACGACCGAAGATAGAGATCTCGTTACAAATTCTGCTTCTACAAATGAGGACTTTGGTTCTACAACCGAAGGCATTCCTCAGGGTGCAGTTGACTTTGACCATATTGTATTCACTCAAGATGTATATGGTACTACTGGTGGACTCACTTGGAGTCTCACTAGAGATGGATGGACACAAGAAGAAATTGATGAGAAGCTATTCATCAACGCAGATTATGTTACTCCAGAAACAGGTCTCGTTCCTGTCGCTGGTGTTGAGCAGACACAAGAAGAATCTGGTGATGTAAAATACATTCCAATCTTCGGACAATTTGGACAAGGAAGTCTGTTTGCTATCGGTGGTGCAGCAGAAACAGTTGCTGTTTCCGAAGAAACTACAGGTCTATTCAATGTATCTGGATCCACAACATTCCGTGCGGTAGTAGATTATGTTGCTTCTGGATCTCTATTCACCTTAAGTGGTTGTGTAGAGTCTGCAACGTTTGACTATAACGATAGCACAGTTGTTACATTTACCACTGACGATCAGGGTCTCATTACTGCTAGTGGATCTATCGTTGATTATGGTAGCATCACGAATCCACTCACCGCAGGTATCCAGAATAACGGAACAGTTATTCACACCACCACAGTTAATGCTGCTACTGGTACTTACACGTTCAGTGATACAGCAACAGAGAAAAATATTGTTAGAGAAGTCTTT